AGTACAATTACAGAAACTATTGAAGGTAAAATAAAAGAGATTTTATCATTTATCGGGGATGATCCAGGCAGAGAGGGATTAAAGGAAACACCTAAAAGAATGATAAAAAGTTGGAAAAAATTATTTGGTGGTTATAAGCAAAATCCAAAAGATGTTCTAAAAATTTTTCAAGAGGGGTCATGTAAAGAGATGGTAATTTTGAAAGATATTGAATTTTATTCAACTTGTGAACACCATTTTATACCATTTTACGGAAAAATATCAATCGGGTATATTCCTAACGGAAAAGTTATTGGCGTATCTAAATTGGCAAGACTTGTCGAGATATTTGCAAGGAGGCTTCAAATTCAAGAAAGGATGACATCTCAAATAGCGGATGCTTTGATGGAAAATTTATCTCCATTGGGAGTAATGGTAATTTGTAAGGCGCAACACTTATGTATGGTCGCTCGCGGTGTAGAAAAACAAAAATCCGTAATGGTGACAAGTGCAATCAGAGGGAGCTTTTCACGTCCAGAAATTAGACAGGAATTTTTAAGCCTAATAAAATGAAAACTAAATACCGCCCCAACTTCCCCCAGAAGGTGCTCCATTTTCTACGTGATAAGCATTTAACCAACCGCGATGCTGCTAAATCTCTGGGGATAAGTTACCAAACCTTTTATATTTACATAGATAAATATCCTGACTTTCGTGACGCCGTAAAAGAAGGCAATCGAATAATCATTGATGAAATTGAATCAGCACTAATTAAATCTGCTTTAGGATATGAGTTTGAGGAAGTAACTAAGGAAATAAAGGATTCGGCAACTGGTGAATCTAAAGTAATTAAGAAAACAAATAAACATTTTTCCCCGAATGTCACCGCTGCCATATTTTTAGCCACTAATTATAAGAACTCTAAATTCAAACGCAACCCAGACCTATACCAGCAGGACAACAGCCTACAATCAGTTGATTTCAAATATGTAAGTATCAATGAATTCTCCATCATCCCGGAGATGGAGTTATACAGACACCAGATCAGACTTATAAAGCTGCCTCGACCATTCAAGGCATTAGTTGCCGGATATGGATCAGGCAAGACTTATGGCGGTGCAGTATGGACTATTGACAGGATTAAAGAACGTAAAGGCGAAGGAAGAATAGGGGTATATTCACCGACTTACAGGCTTATGAAGGATGTCAATATCCCAGAGATCACTAATTTCCTGAATAAATATAAGATACCATATTCCTATACAGACAGCGATAAGAAATTTACGCTGAAAGGTGAATTAAAGGGTGAAATATGGTGCAGGTCAATGGACGACCCTAATACACTAATCGGATATGAGACAACTGATACTTGGCTTGATGAGTTCGATACACTGTCAGTAGATAAGCAGAAAGCGGTCTGGACTGCTATTATTCAGAGAAATAGAAAGGTTGCCAAGCATGGAGGCACTCAGCAGATTATAATTACTACTACTCCTGAAGGCTTTAGATATACTTATGAATTAGTTCAAAATGACACAGTAGAACATATTAAGGCAAAGACTGATGACAATATATTCCTGCCAGATAGCTATATCGAGAACTTTATATCTCAGTTTGATACTATCCGCTTACAACAAGCCAGAAATGGAGAGTTTGTCAACCTTACAGGATTGAGAGCTTATTATAGTTTCGATCAGGATAAGCATGTAGTGAATGAGAATATCAGGGCAGGTTTCCCGACTCATCTACACTGCGGAATGGATTTCAATGTTGATCCAATGACTGCCGTTATAGGATATACCCAGGATAATGTTAGCAGATACGGTGCCGAATACTGGGCTATGAACTCTAACACCTATCAGATGAGAGATGCGCTTAAAAGAGACTTCCCGAATAATCAGATAGCTATTAGACCTGATATGACTGGCAGGGCAAGGTCAACTAATGCTCAATATGGAATTACAGATCATACTATCCTGCATGATGCAGGGTTCAGGATTGAGGGGACTAATAATCCAGCCGAGAGAGATAGGCTGAACATGGTTAACTGGGCATTTCACCAGGGCAAGATTATACTTAGCAAAGATATGATCCACCTGATAAATGACCTGAACCAATGCACAGTAAATGAGACCGGATCGCTGAACAAGAAGGATAACAAGCTGCTTACGCATATATCCGATGCCTTAGGGTATGATATTTATGAGCAGTATTATCATCAATTTATTAACTTTAAAGTTTATCAGGGATAAAACTTATGGCAGAAAAACAATTTAGACCAAGAATAACACCAGACGAATATGGTGTGTTAATGAATTTATGTCTTTTTCAGGAATTTCCTTGACACTTTCACCGCCCTTATTCAGAGATTTTTCAGTCTCAAAACCATGAGACAGGAGGCATAAATGCTTTTTCAAGATATTTCAGCACAGATAATAAAAGACAGCCAGATCCAGGCTAAATGGAAGTCAGATCAAGAGAGACGCTACTTGGCTAACTTTGCACTTGATATGTATTATGGCTTATATTCAGACTACTTGAACCGCAAGATAGATACTACGGTTGATCTCCAGGGAGACCTGCTGGAACTGAAGAAATATATCGACACTATGGATATTACGAAGGACATAATCACAGATATTTCTACAGTATTCGCTGAAAAGCCGGAGGTCAATGTAACCATCGAGGGAGTTATCCATGACGATTACACGGAGGCTCTTAATTCTATTCTGGAAGCTGCTGACTGGTTCGTGACATTTAATGAACTTAACCGCTTGACTAATCTATTCTTTGATATGACAGCAGTGCCAGTTACTCGGAATGGCAAGATAGAAATTGATCTGATAACTCCGGACAGAGCATTTATAGATAATAATGACTTTGACCCTATAACTGCAGAGGTGTTTTATTACCTGATTTCAGAACTGCCTAATTCTCAGGATAAAGCAACCAGGACAGATGTATATATGGCGTGTAGCAAGGCGGGAAAGAAGCTGGTTACAGTTTCAGGGTATGGGACTAAGAAGATAGTGACCCCTTATACCGGATCAGGCTATGGTGACTTTATAGATGATACAAAATACCCGGTCAATCCTGCTATAATGTTCAGGAATTATAAGGCAATCAATTCCTTCTGGCATCCAGGACTGAACCCATTAATTGAAAATGATCTCAATATTTGCATGAGGCTAACCGAATACAATATGGCAACTGCCTATCAGATTCCACTACTTGTCACTGTAGGTCTGCCAGATAGTCAAAAAATCACGAAAGGGCAAAAAGCAAGGATAAACATACCCCCGAATATGGGAGTGGTAGGATCAGCTAATTATCTCACTCCAGATCAAAAACTGGATGTGCTGGGGAAACAGGTATATGATAGAGTAGAGAGATTAAAGCTGAGTAAAAAACTTTCTAAGTCAACTATCTCCGGGCAGACAGCGACATCTGGATATGAATTGATGTTAAGTAAAGCTGAAATCCTGGAATGGAATAAAAAGCAGCGTAAATATTACTTTCTGCCATTCCAACAACTATGCAAGTGCATCATGGCGATGTCAAATAAATACGGTAAGTATAGATTTGCCGAGAATTGTGAAATTGATATAGTATTCGGTGATCAGAAGTTTATGGAGACACCCGGCGAAAAGATCGATAGGCAGAGTAAGGAAATATTATCAGGGCTGAAGAACCTGGTGGATATAGAGATTGAAAATTCAGACGGAACCCTGGATCGCAAGGAAGCTATGATCAGGATAGCCGAAAGGAAAAAAGAGAATAAGGAATTGGCTATATTGACGGCTCCTGATATGGAGAGGGCAAAGCCGGGAATAGCTCCGGGAACTAAAGCAGAAGATCAGGAAGATCAGGAAGAGACTAAATAAACTATGAAGGAGTAGAAGAATGAAGTTACCAAATGAAATAATAGTTGGCGGGATTAGGTATGATATTATTGTAGAGGGAGAGCTATATGATCACAACACCCACCAACAGTTAGATGGAGAAGTATCATTCAGTAAGAAATCAATAAGTATTGCCACAAAACAGCGTTACATTCTTGGCAATAAAGATGTTGATATTGAAGTGAGAGATGATGTTATATTGAGAACATTTTTCCATGAATTATGGCATGCTTATTGTATGGCTTTATGGGAAACAGAAATCGATACAGAGCAAAATTGCTGCACTTTTGCGACTCTCTGTATTTGCGAGGGAACATCAGGGCAGCATTATACGGACTGGCAGAAACACGCCATTGACAGCATGATAGATAAGAAATTTATCGTACTATCGGAAATACAGAAGGGAAAGTTGAAGTGGCTGATAGAAAATGTGACATATAGATATGTTGAGGAATAATGCCATTCACAGACATAATCGATACCCAGATAGTTGATTTCAACAGCCAGATGACAGCAATTATTAAAAGACTGTCTGATTTCCTGAATAAGAATATCAAGTTTACTATGGATAGAGGCTTCATCATGCCGATAGAGGCTAACTTTAAAAATATCGCAATGGTTTCTGGGGAGCTGATAACCGAATTAGAGAAGGCTGGATATTATGATTTAATTAAAGAATTCTCTAAGAATAATAAAGACTTTACTGCTGCTCAAATTAAAGAAATGGGTAAGCGATTTGCAGATGCAAAAACCTATTACGGAGCCTTAGAAAATACTGTTTTCAAAGGCTTACAAAATATGCAATATCAAGGGATGGCGATGCTGGGTTCTAATAGGGTCGGAGCTATTACCGAAGCACTTTATAACTCTGTCATTGCCGGAACTTCTAATGCCCAGCTGATAGTTTCTCTTGAAAAGCAATTAGATATTTTCGGGAGATATGCTGAGACTTACATCCGCACAGCAAAGCGGGAATATAGTCAGCAGACAGAATTCGAGATAGCCAGGGAAGCGGGGATAACTGATATTATCTGGGAATATATAGGCGCTCCGCTGCAGGATAATTCACATCCTGAATGCGTTTGGGCACTTACTGAAAAAGAACACGCTCCATATTTTACGACTGCTGAGATGGAGGAATTTCAGGCAGGGGGAGGGTTAGATCATACAGAGCCGCGCTGGAATTGTCAGCATATATTCGGGATAACGGATATGAGTTTTGAGGAATATGAGAAAATATAGTCTAAAAGTTATAAAAACAGCCATTTTTAGATACAGTATTAATACCCTATCCATACCCTATCTACATCTGTAATCCGATACCATATACTTTGACAGAATATACCGTATATATACCATATATTTCTTAAAAAATACCATATATATATCATACTCCCATCTTATCTTTATTCTTATTTTAATTAAGATTCTTATTCTATCTAATCTTCATCCGGGATACCATACGGTATCTTTTTCTCGAGAACGATTCCCGAGAACGATTCCAGATTGACCGATTAGATTTTTCGCTTCGCTGGATTTAAGAAAAAACTTGACAGATTTTCTATAGCTTACACCAACTTAATCGGAGGCAGAAATGCAAATTAAAGATATTATCGCTCAGGTTAGAGCAAAGATGCCAGCCGAAGTTCCGGCAGAGATTAATACACTACTCTCCGAGATCGAGAGAGAAGGGGAAACGCTGTTAGCAGACCGCACGGCAGCTAATAATGAATCCAAAGAACGGAAGGGAAAGATCCGGGAACTGGAAGCTAACATCGAAACTCAAAAAGCAGAATTAGAGGCAGCGACTAAAAAAGCCGCCGACATAGAGAAAGAAAAAACTGAACTCAGAAGCTATAAAGACAAATGGGAAGTAGCAAAAGCCGAAAGAGAGACAGCTAATAAAACTAAATGGGATGACATAAAGAAAAAGTTTGATGTTAAGGAAACAGACAAGGAATTTGATCAGATTGCTAAACTGAAAAAGTATTATACCCTGACAGATGATCCTACACCTGAACAGGTGGAACAGAACCTTAACATGGCTAATCAGCACTCAGAACTTGGGCTATTCTCAATTTCAGGCAATCCACCGCCAAACACACCAAGGGGAACTGAAGATAATCCTGGCGGACTGAAAACCATAAGTCAATATAACAATCCGGGCTAAATTAGGAAAAAATACCTAAAGGACATAACATGGCTCGAACACTAAGAGATTTTCTGGTTGAGCAATCTATAAACGGCTATTCGCCAATTATGGATGATGTTGAGAAAAAATCCGGCATACTGCTCACCATGCCTTTAATTGCCGCAAATCATAACAAGTATCACTTGTATATGAAATCCGGCACACTCCCATCCGGAACTATTCGCCTTATTGGTGGATCAGTTACTCCCTCAGCGGTTAACAATACCTTGGGGCAAGCTGACCTGTTTAATTTCGCAATCCTTCAGCAGGATGATGAGGATTTGGTATATAATCTCGGCGGCGGAAGATCAGAAGCAGCCGTCATAGCTTATTTTAATGCGAGATATGCTCAGTATCTTGAGGGCATGATCCAGACTATCAGCACTCAGTTGATTTATGGAACCAACTCAACATTCGGTAATGACCAGGGTTGGGCTGGACTTCATCAGTACGCTAAAGCATCCTCATTGGTTACTCAGCTTGCTGGAACTACAGGCAGCAGAACATCTATCTTCTTCGTAAGATGGAATCCGAACTTTTGCGCCGGAGTAGTCAATTCCGCAGTTATGGACGGCTCAGTTCCATTCATGACTTCTACTACACCGGAAAGGATCAAGAAAGTTACCAACACGACTACTGGCGCACAGCAACCAGTATGGTCGGTTGATCATAATTCCCAGATGGGATTGATGGTTTCAAGCGATGTATGCGTTTCTGCAATTACTCAGCTTGATTCTACTCATATCATGACATCTACCCAGGTCATCACCGCGCTTCGTCAGATCCACAGTTTGCGCGACCTGGAAAATACTTATGTCTATTGTAATGAGGTTGGGTACGGATACCTGAACTCATTGAAAGAAGCAAAATTCCAGACAACTCCTGAAAATAAGGATTACAATACAATGCTGGAATTTTTTGACCGTGCCAAAATCGTAGTTGATGAGAATATTCTCTCAACCGAAACAACCGTTCTGGATTAGGAGGAACAATGTCATATCATGGATATAATCCCATCCAGGCAGTAGAAGATTTTGCACTTCCAAACGCTACTACTGGATATTCCACAGTCATGACCCGTACCGGAGTCACCAATCATAAACTGAGATTACTTGTCATCGCACAGACAGCAATCAGCATCGCAACCGGGCAAGCTTTCAGCATCGAGTTTATGGCTGGTTCGACTTCCACCCCTACGGCAAACCCGAAAGCAGAAATGCATACCTACCTGGTTCACAAGACCAGTGCGGACAGCACTCTTCCCTGGGCTGCCGGTGAAGTTATGGTCGACTATGCCTTGCCGGAATCAATTTTGGCGACTACTGATGTTTATTTTCGGTTTCTGTTTACCACAGACGCAAACGAAAGTTCGGAGTTGGTTGATATTCTCCTGGTTGGTGATGTATAAAGTTCCCTCCTCCATCATAAAGGGGCGGACTACTCCCCGTCCCTACTTTCTAAAAAGGCTAAAAAGAAGGAAACATGGAAGTAAAAGATACAGACATTATTCAGGTTACGACAGCAGACAGGAAAGAGACAAAGCTTGTCACTGCTGCTGATCTGAAGCGATATATTACTGGGAAAGATCCGGTAGCAGACAAGGTCAAGATTGATGAGCCAGTAGTGCCGACATCAACCGAGATGAACAAGATCAGCGACTTAGCTACTGCTGAACCCGTAAAAGTTATCACCCCGAAACCAGCAGCCCCGAAGTCTAAGGATAAGTAAAAATGGCTGATGCCGCCGGAACCTGGACTGCAGCAACACTATCAACTGTTGCCAGTATAACAAAGTTCGAGGGAGAAATCTCTCAGCTTCAATCAATCGGTGACACTTCCTATTCAGTGACAGCCGGGAATGTAGCGACAACTATCACCCCGGTTTCGCTGGATGTCAGTGATGGCAAGAAGTCTCTAGAGATCATTGGAATAGCAGCTACTCAATGTGTATTCTCCGGCTTTGCTGTAACTGTCACGGAAAGCGATGATGATGAAACCTTCACGGCTTATGGAACTGGATTAATACTTTTCTCAAAAGCTGGAACGGTGGCAGCGGGATCGACATTGTTCAAATGGGTTATACCTTCAGACTTCGCTGATTATTTCAAGCCAGCAATAACGAAAGGATCGTCAACCGGAACTATCAGTATTTATGCTAATTCAATATGGGCTGGAAAAATAGCTTTGGCAAAATCTATTATCGGCACTGATCTCTCCCTTCTGTTAAACAACAATATGATCAGGGATAACCTGGCTGATGATGACGATGTTTTAGACTGCATATATAATCCAGCTGTTTTGGGGTTGGCATCTGATTTTAAGGTCTTGGAATTGATCTATAAGGATCTGGCAAGAGGGGCTGAAATACCGTCTCTATATTGGAGCAAGGGGAAGGCCTATGAAGAGGCATATCGGCAATATCTCCAGAAGCAAGTAAAGCTGCTGACAGTTGATATAAATCAGGATCAGACTAATCTGGTTTATTATAGTGATCTTAATTTTGTGGCACAGGCAGGCAGATAATGTCCTGGTCAGATGTGAGGATTGAGGGATTAGAAAGCCTGGAAGAGACGCTAAAGAAACTGGCTAATATGAAAGGGGGAATGGTTACCGAGATAGTTAAAGTATTATCTACTGTCAGGAATTCAATCCTCAACACCACAACTGAAGGGATAGATATTAATGGACGGCAATTTAAGCCATATTCTCCAGGATATATGACAAAAAGGGCTGATAATCACAGGCAGACAAGACCTGTATCTCTTACATGGACAGGTGATATGCTTAGGGCGATGGGCGTTTTTAGAGTTACAGATGGTGGAGAGATTAGATTTAAATCAACCAGAGCTAATGATCTGGCAGTCAAGCATAACGAAGGCAAGGGAGTTCCGAAGCGTGAATTTTTCGGACTCAATTCCGATAATCTGGCATATATAGAAAAAAAGTTCGGGGATAAGATTCCATTATGAGTCGCAGGAATAAATTATGAGCGCAAGCACACCCTTCGACATGCTAACGGTTATCAGGGAAGCACTAATTGATTCCGGCAGCTTCCAGTATGTTGGATATTATCCGCTGGATGTAAAGAAGGCACTATCCAACGTTCAAAACATCCAGACAACTAATTATGCTACTGCGATAATAGAGGACGGGACTGAGCAGCAATCAGACGAAAGAATCCTGAATGGTTATGATAATATTGACTATTATGTCACTATCTACTATTTCATAATCGGCAATAAAGGTATCACCCTGAAACTGCTCCACGATTATGAGACCATCATAAAGGGAATTATGTCAACTCCGGCAACCTATACCGGAATAGTCGGGGCGAAAGTGGTATATTTCCAGAGTACAAATAAAGGCACAAAAACAGATACAGAACTCAATGAAATGAATATGATCGGTTATTCCGAAGGGATGGTTGGTCGTTCTATAACATACAGGATAAACATGCAGGTTGCCAGGGCTGGCACTTGCTAAGGAGAAAACATGTCAAATAGATGTTTACAAAACCCGGTAGTGATGGCAGCTTTTGAGGGAACTTATGGGACTATTAATAAAACCATAACCGTCAAGCTGGCAGATACATTAGAATATAACGATATAGTATCAGAGGTTGCGGTTGACCGCAAGTCTGGCAATATTACGATGCAGCGACTTGAGACAACTACCGGTTATAAATATGTTGATGTAACTCTTTCAGGTGCATTAACTAAGGCAGCAATGGATATGCTGTTACAGGCATTAACAAACGATTCAACGTCACCATTTGTTCACGCCAATTCATGCACACGCCAGGGATTGAGCCTATATCGCTATACTGATATTGGTACTTTGGAAACCACTACTGATGATGTTTATGATGTGATTACTGGCTGTATTTTAACGCAAGTGGCGCTAAATCTGAATCCTGGTGGAGTAGTTACATATTCAGCCACATTCAAGGGTGAGGACTTATCTCATGAAACAGTCAATACTGGAGATGATGCCTTGACTCTCGCAGCCGTTACAGATGCCAGTCATCCCAATGATGCACTTTGCAATTTTGGCGATATTGTGGTCTCATTGCTCGGAGCAGAAGCTTTAACTAAATTCAATGGTGGAACTATCACATTCACAAATGAATTAGTGGGCGATGATATATTATATCAGAACTCTGAAACAATACAGAATCCATTAATCCAAAATGCTGGCGGATCACTGCAAATATCATGGCTTTATGATGCCGCTGTAGATACTACTGCTTACAGCAATATCCAGGGTACATTACAGACGGATACAGTCTCAATAGTAGTTGATGGGGTTGGGACTTATGCGATAGTTATGTATGGCAAGATTGAATCCTATGAGAACCCTTCAGCCGGTAGAGGCATGATGATCGGATCACTCACAAAGAAATTAATGGGCGATGCTATCAATTCACAGGCAATGCTTACAATAACTTACACGGCGGTTTGATATGAGAGCGGTCAACAAGAAACTCACTAAGGTATTATTTCACCCGGTAGAAAATCCAGGCATTAATAAGCAAGTGATTATTAGTTCAGATGGATTAGATGCAGCAGATGGAATATTCAAGAAATCTGGAATAGCCTATGTGGGCGTTCCTGTATATATTCCGATAGCTGATAGTTATATCTCAGATGTAACTCAAGTAACTATGACAGATGTAACCAAACCACCTGCCGTGAAAAAGAAAAAGAAGGAGAGTTAATGATTTGCTTTATGAATGATAGCCCGAAATTCTACGCTGTAGTAGAATTAAACGGAAAGAAGATAGCAACAGTCAAGGCGCAGACGCATAATGACACTGCTGAGATACAAGAGAGATGTTTCAAGAGAAGGGGCGAAACCTTTGATGTTAATATTGAGAAGATGAATATTATCCGCATCCGGCAGGCACTTACTGGTGATCCAAAAGTTGGATGGGAATCCGATAAGTCAGTTACAGAAGATAATATCAGTATGTTGTCACCTGAAACATATAACGCTATTCTTCTGAAAATACAAGAACTCGATAAATCATGGCAGGATAAAGATCTTGAAAAAAATTGACAAAAGCCGTCCGGTTTCAGTTGAACAACTCTGGGAAAGGAGTAAATCTAAATGAATTACTCAGATCAACTGGACGGTATTATTTCTGTCAGCAATGTTATCTGATTAAAGAATGCCAGAAAGAGGTTTCATATATTTATAGAGGATCATCTAATATTATGGCATTTTGGCATAAAGAGCAATCGCCATATCCAGGGAACTGGATGAATCAACCAATTGGCTTTAGCCGGTTAATTGGTATATGTGATGAAGAAAAGAATAATTATTTAGCAGAGCAGAGGAATAAGAAATAATGGCAGAGAAGCAGCTAAAGATCAGAGTAACGACAGAAGGTGTTGAGAAATCTGAACAGCAGGCGAGGGGGCTTTCTGCCAGTTACCAGAAGGTAGCCGCGACCGTTGCTTCATTGGTTGCTGCTTATTATGCCGCTGCAAAGGCTGTAAAGTTCTTTTCAGAAAATGCTAAGATGGCGGGAGAGCAGGAAGAGATATTTAGAAATCTGGAAACTACTGTCAATCTGGCAGGAAAAAGTTACGATCAGGTTTCGAAGAGTATAGATCGGGCATTCAAAAGTATGCAGGCTTTTACTGAGTTTGGTGATACTGAAAGTGCCGTGGTATTAACTCAGCTAATACAATTATCAGGCAATTTTGAGCAGTCAATGAAAGCCTTACCGATCACTCTTGATATGGCATCAAGTGGATTTTTTAATCTCGATACAGCAGCAAGATATGTAGGTATGGCTTTGGCTGGAAATGTTGAGATGCTGGGGAGATATATTTCAGAGCTAAGAGCAGCTAATTCCCCACAGCTTGCCATGATGACAGCAGCAGAGAAAACGGCTTTCGCAATGGAATTGCTAAATAAGAAGTTTGGCGGATCTGCACAGGAGAATTTAAAATCTTATACAAAGCAGATGAATCAATTTAACGATTATATTGATGACATCCGGGAAGCTTTAGGAAGCAGCTTATTACCTTATCTGAATAAAGCTGCTGAATTATTATTGAAAATGACTGACGCTATGGGGTTGACGACAAAAGAATATGATACTATGATTGC